CCATTCTACGCCTTCCATAACTCCATTAACAAATGCGTTAGGTGCAGATGGATCTTGGACGATGTCAACGGTGTTCAACATAAAGTCTTCCTTGACATACATAATACCATTTCTATTCTCAAGACTTCCCATACCACGAGTTGATACGCCTAGTGAAACCTCGCCATCAAGTAGACCTCTAACAATCTGACCCATAGGAGTTTCCAATATGCGTGCTTTCCCAATTACATTAGAACCATCCATTTTCAGTTCTGTAATTTTGTGGGAAACTTTATCTAAGTTAACAGTAGGACCAGATGGATGATTTAATTCACCAACTGCTCTACCCTTAGAAACTTGTTCAGTGACGTATTTTTTAACAGCCTGTTCCATAATAGGCTTAGGATAAACACGTCCATTTCTATTCTTTTGATCGGCTTGTGCAAAGATGCCTTCAATCATATAGTTCTTTGAACCGTCTTCTTTTTTTTCTACGATGCATTGAACATCTGATTCTTTATATTCTGTAATTAGCTTCATATCTTTGCGCCTCGAAATAATTCTACAATGTAAAGACTTTTCCCTTTACATGTAATTATTTATATAAATTAAAATTTTAAAAAGAATTAATTTTCCTCTGATTCGTCTTCATCTTCAGAATATTCTTCTTCGTCTTCTTCTGTTGCATCTTGGGCAGCAGCATCGAGTTCTTCATCAGAATATTCTTCATCATCTTCTAGTGGTAGATCTAGCTGATCTTCTTCACCACCATTATAAACGGAATTAGCTATCGCAATTTTTTCTTGATCGAAAGCTGTTTGAACTCTACCTGCAATCAGATCATTAAAAATATTATTTGCTTTATTAAAATCGCCGTTTGCTGAGTAATCAATCATATCACCAATTGCTAATCTCATATCATCATCTGCCATTCTATTGCTCCTGTTCTGGCTTTTGTTCCTGATCCTGTTCTGGTTCAGGCTCTTCATCTTTTTGTTGTCCTATATTTTTGATGTCATCATCAGAAAACATTAGGACATTTTTCATAACCCATTCTTTAGAGAAATATCCATCTTCCCCTGTATAATTCGAAATCTGATCAAGGGTTTGTAATCTTTCTCTAAGAATTTCTGCATCTTTTAATTCTGTAAAATGGTTATCTCTTGCAAAATCAAAATAGATTTTATTTGACCATTCATCCCAGTCTTCTTCTGTAATAATACCTTTAAGTATAAGTTGTTTTCTTAGAATCTCTCTAAAGAGGGTAGAAAATCTTTGACGAAGACGGTCAATAAACTTTTGGAATTTCAGTTCGTCACGTGAAATTTCTGTAGATCTACCAAGACTAAACTGTGCTTCTTGTTCTAATCGATTGATAGGAACATTTAATGAACGGTATAATCTTTTTTGGAAATAAATGATATCGTCGATCTGACCTAGGTTTTCACCGCCCGGTAATGTACTAATTTCTGTACCTCTACCACCTTCACGTCTTGGTAACCAGAAATCTTCAAGCATTGACATATGCTTACGATCATCTCTAATATCACCGGTACGTGCATCATATACTAATTTATTACGGTACTTAGCCATAATACCTTTCATATATTCTTCAGCTTTACCCTTTGGCAGGTTACCAACATCAATATAAAATATTCTGCGTTCTGGAGCACGAGCAAGTCTGTAAATGACAAGCGAATCTTCCATCATACGCAATTGATTAATTGGTTTTAAAGCTTTATGAAGATATGAAACAACGTGTCTTTTTGTAGCATCCATAAGACCAGATGTACAATATACAACTGAATCCTTTGTAAGTTTTACACCGGAATTCATTTGCCCAGGCTTTTCTTGATAAATGTAATATTCGTTCTGCTTTTCAATAATCTTTGCGCCAGTAATAGGATCTTTCTTTGTTTTGATCTCTTTTACTTTACGTATCTTAGCAGAATCAATAGGACGTATATCCTGAATCCCTAGTTTAGGGCTTTCTTCATTTATTACCAAATGATAATTTAATCTTCCATCAACATACCATGATCTAGCAATATCATGACCTAAGTCTCTAAACTTAAGCATATAAAGTACACTGTTAAATTCTTCTGAAATTTTATTTTTAATACCCTCGGATACTTTAACATTATCCATATTAACAGTTATAGGATCATCGTCTTGAGCAACAATCATTTCGTTAATAATATCTTCAATAGCGGCATCAACTTCAGGATGCATTGCAACACCACGATATTTTTGAATCAGCGTAGCATTATCTTTTGATTTATCACCATCAATATCTAAATATTGACCATAATGTGATCCAGATGCCGTTACATAACCAGCACCCTCTGGATCAACTGACGGCACAATAGACTTTAAATTTTTATCATCTACTTCTTGCTTTTTAGCTCTTTTAATTTCAAAGCCAAATAGCGTTAGCCCGTTTCGTTCAGCCATTACTTATTTCTCCTCATTTATAATATACCACGTCATGTTGAGTTAGTTCTTTTTTCGTATAAAGATCTTTAAAAATTCTATGATTTTTAAATCCTATCATTTCAAAAAAGTTCATATATTCCTCGTGGCTCGGTGCTCCAAAGTTATATGTTACACCTTTAGCTGGTATTTCACATAATATTAACTTACAACTTTTAAGTGCGTCACCCGCTGCTGATAAAATATCTAATTCAGATCCTTGAGTATCTATCTTAATAAAATCGGGTAAAGGTATATTGTTTTCCTTTATCATAGTATTAAGAGTTTTAGTACTTAATCGCGTTGGTTTTATATTATCATAAGCTGTTGTTTGTTTATAATAAGAATCACCTGTATTATATCCGGTCTTTTTTTCATAAAAATCTACTATTTTATCATCCTCGTTTGAAAGTACGACTCGAAACCACTCGTGATTCCTAATTGTACTAGGCCTATCTTTATTAGCTTCAAAACAATAAAAACTGGCACGTGGTAATTTAGCAAAATATTTTTTTGTAAAGATCCCTTTGTGTGCTCCTATATCATAAACCGTCTTAAATTCTTGAAAACCATTAAAGCTTTGAATTATCTTATCTAAGACGTCGTCACCCATTATATATTTCTTTTCTATTAAACTGTAGGGATGGGCGAAGAATCCCGCCCATCCTTTTATATATTATCTTAATTAAGACGTGGTATTTGATTCCCAGTATTGAATTTGGAACTCAACCTGGAATCTTTCGATGTTGTCATTATCACCGTAGTTCAAATCGATTGGCGAAATGTTCGTCGGAAAACAACCGCGGAAGTTGTATGTCTTTAGAACTGTTTCATCTTTATCGAGTTGTTCTACGATAAGATCAGCCTGGTAATCAACTGGTGCAGTCAAGCCAGTATTGGCAGAATGCGAGTTAATACCATTCATCCAACGTTCCATAGCATTACGGACGCTGAAGTCTGTATCGTTGATAATGGTTGGCACCCATGTGTCAAATGTTCTATCACCAGCAATTTTTAACTGCCTACCACGGAATGGAATGATGATTGTACCCATAATCGAACCAGGAAGCTGTGCAGCTTCACAAAGGAACGATGTAAGTTCTACGTCACCAGCAGCATAACCTGGAAAGTTAATTGTTGCCTTAAATAGATTAGGACGTGCACCGCCACCTCTTAATTTGGATTTGAAATCATCTACGCCTAAAATAGCCATTTTTTAATCTCCTCCAAATTAAACTGTGCCAACAACTTCTTCAAAGTCGACGCCGGTTCTAACTGCTACGAAATTTAGTGTTACGTAGTTAATTGAACGTGCCGGTTTGATGAAGATGTTTGCGATGAATTCGTTGCGATCTACTACTGCTGCTGTGTTGTTTGTTTCGTCACAAACGACACGGAAGTCAGTAATACCACGTCTACCTTGAATCTCTCTTAAGAAAGGTTCAATTACGTTTTTAAACTCGGCGCGAGTGAATTCGTCGTTGAATTCAAACATCACGTTACGAGCTGCAATTGCAATTGCTCTTTCGATACCAAGGAACAGACGACGTACGTTAATACGATCGAATGCGCTTGGGCGAGCAAGCTTTGTCTTATCACCGAAGAGAAGAACACCCTGACCAGGAATATTAGCAATTGGATTAATTCCTGCTCTGTAAAGTTGATCTCTTTCTGATTTATTTGGTGAATAAGCCAATGCAGTAATACCGAGATATTGACCTCTTCTTGAACCTGCTGGTGAGAACCAAGGAGCTGCAACAAAATCTGTATTTGCTAACAGACCTGCAGTTGAAGAAGAAGCTGGAATCTTGATATACTGATCGTTATACTTATCATATACCTTTAGGTAGTTATTGTCTACAATCAGATATGAAGAATTGGTAAACGTATCAGCTGTTGTAATACTTTCAGCAACTGGTGTTGCATTATTAATAATATCTGAACGAGCTGGAGAAGCAACTACAACACAATCTTTTCTGGTTGTGCCTGCAATCGATATCAGATCGTTAACAACAGTTGTTTGATCTGCTCGTGCATTCATACCTGGTGCAATAAGCATATCAACTGTGATAGTTTCTGTATCTTCAAATTGATCGAAACCAGTTGCATAATCACCAGCATCAAGTGCTGTTGTATCTCTACCATTAATGAGTGATACTGATTGAGCTACTGGACCGCCTGGGAAGGTAAAGTCGTCTGCAGAATCTGCATTTGTACCTGCCAGGTAAGAGAAGTTTCTACCGTTACTTGTTAGTGCTGGACCAAATCCTGCCATCCAAATATATTTGGAAGCATTGTTAATCACATCTGGCATATAGTTCGTTGAACCATCTGCGTTTGTTGCATTTTTAGCAATTGAAAGATACGGGAATGTTTCCAGGATTGTTCCTCTTGTTCCTGAGAATAAACCGTCTTCATCAACAACTGCTACGTGCATTTCATCGTTACTTGCTCCACGATCAGAGGCATATGAGCTAGTCTTAGGTGCAGCATCAAAGCTTGTACGATATGTCCAAGCATCAAATGCTGTAGTATCAGAAGCTGAATCAGCACCTAAGAAGTGTACTGAAAGTGAGCTACCGATTTCACCTGGCCATTTTGCCAAAAATGTGTGGTTGAGACTTACTGTAGATGAATCCAGATCACTAGTGAATGAAGTACTAGCTAAATTTGTTTTTTGATTATCCCAATCGTCTTCAGTCTTTACAAGTGGACGTGAAGCTGAAGGGATTGCGTAATCTGCCGAATCCTGAATACCTACAGCTGCCGAAGCATCGTAAGCGTTTACAGGTAAATCGCCCGTATTGTTCTCGCCACGAACAATATAAAGAGCGTCGCCATATCTTAAAAAATATGCAGCAGAATGCCATTCTACTGTATTATCACTATCTGGTGTACCAAATGCTTCTACTAGACCTGCTTCGTTTGAAACCAAAATAGGGGAATTAATTGGTCCCCATTTGAATTCACCAACGAATGCACCGGTGCTAGTCGTTACGTTAGGCACTACACCAGTAAGATCAATCTCCTTGACTGTAATAGCCGGAGAGGCTGAAGGTGTAAATAATGCCATGACTCTTTCCTTTGAGTTAAATTATAAGCTTATAATTCATAATACGGAGTTTCAATACTTCTATTTATAAGAATAGTCATTTTAGAGATC